GCCATCACCCCAGCGGTCTTACCCAGCTGTAGCCCTTAAAGGGCACCACAAATTTGTGGCACAATCAACGAAGGAATATACCCTCGTTGAGCGTATAGATGGACGTCCGTACGTAACCGACAGAACCCCTAACGGAATAGGGGTCGGTGTCAGTTTCAGCCCCGCTTCTAGTATAAACACTATAAGCTGGAACTAACCAGTCTGAAGGACGGCGGATATGTTTCCGCTTGGACCTTAGGCTGTACGTATCAAAATAACCTCCCTCGAACCCAGATCGTATGTCCTTCCTTTTACGGTAAAGATCATGCGACCCTATGAGATGGCCATCGCCATACCCATCAGGTCCGTATATACGGATAGGGGCCCACGTGTAAGCTTCACAGATTTTGGCAAGCTCACGCTCGCCATGTCTGATCAGCCAATTGTGGAAATTATAGAGGGTTTTGTCATTGATGCAATCTCTGACAAAGAAAGGTCGAACGTCATTCCCATTCAGCCAATCGGAGCCACAGGACTCTCTAAAAGGTCCATGCCAAAATGACTTCTGGGGATTAACCCAAAAGCCGGCATAATCAAAGACCTCAAAAAGAAGGCCCATGGCCTCAACGGGGAGGATGATATCATCCCCGAAGATTCCGATGTTGCTGATTTCACCGCCAAGGAGAGAAACACACCCAAACACGAGGCTGTAGAATATACAGCTTTCGAGCTCGAACGTATAACCATTACCCATAGAGGAGAACTTCTCCAAACGGATAATGTTACCCTGGTAGTTTGCTGTTCCCGTCCTGAACTGGGCCAAAAAGTCCAGCCATTCGGGGGGCAGAAGATCAGCGACTAATCCCCATGAGATCGTATCACTAGCAGAGGAGAGGTCCACCGTAGCCAAACGGCCATGAATGGATGCTTCACACGCAAGTGACCGGTTTCTAGACTGATCACGGAGATCAATGCCGGAGGACGCCAACCTATCCTTAAGATAGGAACCAATCCCAAGTTGGAACATCCCGTTTAAAACGGGTTCGACCAATATGGGACGGTGTGTCTTGGCATCTTTAGGGACGAAGACTAGCTTTCCGTCGTCTATCCTTACCTGAACCTTATTATTAACCCGATAGCTAACGCCGTCGGGATCTGGTTCATGGAAGGGGAGCAAATGCGGGCTTTTCTCGCAATAATGCTCGACGATCATCGGTAACTCCGTGAGGAGTTCACCTAATGTTGGAAGCATGTCTTCACTACACGCAAGTGTGGCCCCAAGCTTCGCTGACAGCGAGGCCGCGGCCGATTTAACGCTTGTGTTAGCTCCAGGACCGTATCTAAGCTGAAGTGCCTCCAAAGGAGGAACCTGACCCAAAAGTTCTTTGATTTTACATCGTGCTAGGTGGAAAACCTGCGCGACGCGCCCATTCGGGCGAAAGTCCTCAAGGATGAGATTCGTTAAAGCACACTTCTTCTCGCCTTTTATGAAGGCGAGAACTCCCTCACGAAGAGGGTTGAAGCCTAGGTCCACCCAGGGATTCTTCTTCAGAAGTCCCTGTATCTGGACAGCGTAACGATAGTCTTCTAAATCGGCCCCAAACGGGACACGATAGTCGACGACTTCTCGATACTTGCCATTCTGTACAAGATCGTACAGGTGGGCAGAGTGGATTCCGCCGAGATGGCGACACTTCTCTGCTATATCATGGATGAAGACCAACGAGGTCTTATAATCGCGTGGCGATAACCAGTCAATCATGACTGGTCCGTTATCTACGTTGTTGAGCATAGAAAACCTCATGCATTAAGATGAGAACGGCTTTATGATAGGCAGCAAGCGCTAGTTAGGCACTTCGCCAGTCGTAAAGAACGAGGTAATCGGAGCAGTGGAAGCACTGATCGCCGACCCCGCAGAGGCTTGATTCACTGTACCAGTAGCAGTAGTGCTGCTGGCCCCCTGAAGTAGGCCAATTGCGAGCTTCAACGCGTTTGCACGATCGGCAGTTGTCGACCGTGAAGACGAGATATGTGTTACATACACCGTCTCTACGTAGGCCACCTTCGGTGGCGCCACATAGCCCGCAGAAGTCCCCGAAGCGCCAAGCGTTTCCATTACGGAGAGCTCAAGCTTCATTTGACGTTTATAATCACCAGACTTTAACTGTTCTTCAGTTACAGTCAGCCGATGTTGCCCGACAAAGGGAACACCAGCTATCGCAGTACGCCAATTCGGGTTCGGATTATCCGAGACCGGCTTGAACGTAAACTCGACCGGTGAAGCAGCGTCATCTTTGACGAGAAGATTCGTCATTGCACCCATTTTGGGTATCCTTCTGTGATGGTTAATGGAGTAGAAGAAAGACCTATTTTAAGAAACGTTGGTAAGCAAGAGCTATTGCATTCGCAAAACGGTTACCACCCAGCGACGAGGAATCAAACCTCGGAACCGGAAATCTAGCCGTAGGCGGGTTGAGAGAACGATAGACGCCAGCACCTTCCCACACAATGTCAGGGTAATCAATACCATGGCTATATGCGAAAGGATCGTTAGGGTCTCCTGGGACATCAACCCATTCCTGCTTCTGCTTAGGCCACCTTATAAATTCGGTCACAAGCCACCTACCGTTAAGGTAAGGGATCTGTGCTAGGTCGGAAAGGTAATTCCCGATCGGGATAAACCAATCCACAACGAATGAATAAGGTGTTAGTTCCCATGCGACCGATAGGGGATCAAGAAGACCAAGCTGACGTGCAAACGACATTTCTTCATACAGTTCGAACTGTAGTCGAACGCCGCGGAGGCCGTGAATACGGCCTTCTAAAGCACCAGCTGAGCCATAGGAATCCACGATTGGAATCCTACCTTGAACCACGAATCTGGACGTACGGGGACCGTTAGAGATCTGCTCGAAGGCCTTAGCGGCCTCGTAAGCATCAGAGATGGTTGGAAGCCATCCATATTGAATCTCTAACCAACGACCGAAGAGGTTATCCGCAACAAAGCGAACATGACCTCTTCGCGGACGCTGAACCCCAAGAGCTTTTAAAGACCCAAGGAGATCACCACGCTTAACGCATAGTATTGAACGTCCGAGCTTATTAAGTGTACTTGAGCACATGTCGACTAGTTCCTTCGCTTGGCCAGCGTTCACGCCTAAATTAAAGTCGTGACCTTTGACCTTGTTAAGGATTTTCTCTAGTAAACGATTGTACTCAGCAGGCGGGTAAGAGAACGTCGTGATTCCCGTGTCAAGGATGGCACGGATTGTGACGCTATCCACCGTGAAGGTATCGCCGTTGTTACGGCGACCTTGCCACTTCGGTTGAGATATCAGACGGGACACGATGTGGGACTCATAAGAGTTCCACTTTTCACGTGCCCCATAATCAAATATCTCATACTTCCCATCTGTGCCGTTCCAAAATTTAACAAATTTTAGTCCGGTCTGGGACGAGGAAGTAGACCACGTGCCGATGTTTATATCGCCAGTGGCCCCAGAAGTCATACATCACCTTTCGACGATGTATCCCGATTAAGGGACTTAATAAAGTCATCCGAGTAGACGACTTTACCATCCTCGTCAATATGCCAATAAGGAACTTCCTCATAGGACTTACTGATTGGTGAAGGTGGTTTTGGTTTTGTAGTTTCCAAACTGTCAGGCGTAACGTCTGGAGCCGACTTAGTTAAGGGACGAAGGAGGAACTGGATAACCAGATCGACTATCGTTAACCCGATACGAAGTAAAGGCTTCATTTTAACGCTCCGTTTCTGACAAACTACAGTGGGAACCCGGAAGGGTCCTACAGGCAGCTAGCCTATAATAGGGCAGCCGGCATTATGC